TCAATCCGCGAGGGGGTAGAGGGTGACGTGCATGTCGCTGCCGGATTTGGTGTAGGATTTGGTCTGTTTATGGTAGAGGACTTTCTGCAGGACAGTTTTCAGGAGGGCGTTTTTCTCCTGCGGGGATGCGGCGAGCGGGTAGGTCTCGAGGACGCGGCGGACAGCGGGGGCCAGACGGGCGCGGGCATGTCTGGCACGGGCCAGCTCATGGATCGTGGTCTGGCTAGCCTCGATGCGGTCGACGATGGTCTGCTTGTCGGCGGCGAGCGCCTGCGAGCGCTGCAGGAAGATCTCAGGCGTATAGACGCCGGTCTCGACCAGCTCATACGCGCGGGCCTCCTGCGCCTCCAGCTTGGCAAGCTGCTTGCGGTCGGCGGCGATCGAGGACTCGAGCGCGGTGCGCATGGGCGTGTCATCTGGCGCAGAGGCATCACCGAGCTCCAGCTCACGCAGCCAGCCACGCAGAGCATCCAGCACGGCGTCCTCCACATCATCATACCACGCGCTGACGGTCGTGCAGCCGTAGGAGGGACAAAGGAGCGTATCACGCCGGCCGCCGGAAGACGGGCGGCGCACCATCACGCGGCCGCACTGGTCGCAGCGGACGAGCCCGGCGAGGCTCGTCACGGTCCCCCATGCGCCCTTGCCGCGCGGGCTGGCGCTGGAATAGCTCAAAGCGACGGCTTTGTCGTACTGCTCCTGCGAGATCAGGCCGTCGTGCAGCCCTTTATAAAGCTTCAGATCCTCCTGCCGGGTGCGGGGGCGACTGACGACGACAGCGCCGTCGACAATGCGCTTCGTCTCCGGTCGGCCACCGGATTTGATCCAGCCCGCATTTGCCGGATTGCGCAGGATATCCAGCACAGAGTCCGCGCGCCAGAGGCTGCCGGAGTTGGTCGGGACGCCGAGGCTGTTCAGCCGCGTGGAGATCGCCTTCGCGCCGATGCGCGCGCAGCCCTCGCCGGTGTACCAGTTGTAGATCTGCTGCAGGACGGGGGCCTGCTCCGGGTGCGGGACGAGCTTGTAACCCTTGTCATTCGGCAGCTTCTCACGCGACCAGCCGAAGGGCGTCTTGCCGGAGATCCACTTGCCTTCGCGTAAAGAAGCCTCCTTGCCGCGCGACAGGCGGCGCTTGATGGTGTTGTACTCCCGCCGCGACATAAAAAGGCCGAATTCGAAGTACTCCTCATCCATCTCATTGTTTGGATCATAGATCTTGTTCGGCGTGATGATCTTCGTGTTGGAATACTTGAAGGTCTGGGCAATAATGCCCTGGTCGATGGTGTCGCCGCGCGCCAGACGCTCGACCTCCATGACGATGACGCCCGCATAGTTGCCGGTCTCGACGAGCTGCAGGACCTTCTGCACCTCCGGCCGGACGGCAATGGAGTCGCCGGTCACGACTTCCTCGCAGATCTCCACGACGTTCAGCCAGCGGCTTTCGGACAGCGACAAAAGCGCGGCCCGGTGCCGTTTGAGCGTGTCGGTCTGGCCGAGGGCTTCGGCCTCCATGTCCTTCCGGGACTTGCGCAGGTAAATGATGTACTGCGCGAGCGGGTCGGCGATTTTCCAGGTAGATGTAAATTTCATAAGCAGATTCTCGCCACAAGGGCAAAAGGTTATACGGATACCGCTCCGGCGCTGGGCCGGGGCGGTTTTATTCATGTGCGGATCCAGCCGATTGATGGGATGAGCACGTCGGCCACAAGCGCAAGGGCACACAGCAAAAGAATACCCAAGAGGATGAGCGTCACAAGTCGGTGCATGCGCAGGGACTTCTGCTGCTGGGCAAGCTGCGCACGAAGGGCCACGGTCTCGGCACGGAGTTTTTCAGCATCGGGAGGCTCGGAAGACTCGGCAGGCTCATCATGCGGAATGCCGAAATACTCATCCATAGAAACGCCCATCTCCCGGCAGATCGGGCCGACCGTGTAAACAGACGGATTTTTGATGTCGCCGCGAAAGAACTGGGAGACGGTGCCGACGGAAAGGTCGGTATTTTCGGCGACGTCCTGGTTTGTTTTGTGCGGAGTGATCGTCTGCTTCTGCTCACGGCATAAATCAGATAATTTTTCCTTCAAAACATGTCATTCCCCCCAAAAAAGCAAGGCGTCTGACTGCAAAAAGCAACTGTCATATCTTTACAAGTCTACCGTGGACAGGCTACCCTAAAGTTACAGACGGCTCCCGGTCGCCTGCGCAAGCAAAAGCCCGCGCCGTTGTTCGGCCAGCGGCGCGGGCAACGCCTACCTATATCTTACAACTTTTGGGAGGCGCGAACAAGAGGCAAAGATTAACAAAAAATGAACGCGGTTTTTGTGGAGAAATGGAGATGGAGATGGAAAAGACGATGGAACGGATTGAAAACATTTTAGAGCGGGCCACACTGGATCAGCTGAAAATCATCCTGCGATTCCTGCGGAACATCATAAAATAAGCGCCGGAACGGGAAACCGTTCCGGCGGGGATTATTCAGAAAGGGCTTCTTCCATGCTGACAGTGGGCATAGTCAAGTTTCCGTCCGAGACTGGATAAAGCGTATACTCATAATAGAGTGTCTGCGAAAATTCAATTTCGCGATCAACCTGGCAACGGGTATCTTCCCCGAAAAGATAGTCGGGACCGTACCAGTCGTCGCCAAATGTAAAATAAATGTCCAGTGTCCCGTTTGGGCAGTAGGTATCAACGGTCTCGCCGGCGCGGACGAAAAAACGATCCAGAATTTTACCAGTCGATGACCGCTTGATGATTACAAAGCAGTTCGAAGTAGATGGCGCATGGACACATATAGAAGACAATGCACCTTGGGAAAAATCGTAGGTTGGATAATGTCTGCCGTTTCTAGGAAGGGATAATTTCTCGGGTTGCGGATCCGGTGCTGGCTCCGGAACCGCAGCGGCAGGAGCTGATGCAGGCTCGACCGTAGGAGGTGAGACCGCAGCGGAAACCGTGGCGGTATTTTGAATGGAATGCGTCGCGGATACTGCGACGATGATAGCGATAACGGCGATTACAGCAGCGACGACCGCAACCCAATATGCAGTACGGTTAGACTGCGAGGGCGCTTTAGGCTCCGGAGCCGGGACGGATGGAGAGGGAGACGCATCAGGCTTGACGAGATCATCCGCGAAAGCCAAGATAGAATGCGCAATGCGGAGGACAGAATGCCGGTACTTATCAAACCATTCATCGCACGGAATATCATAGACTGTATCAAAGGCTAGATACAACGAATGATCGAGACTGCTTTCGAACGAACGGCTGCCATCATAGCACTTAACAAAGTCAGTGGCGCAAGTAAAGAACAAGTCCATTATGGCGGAAGGACGCTGAGTGAAGAGACGAGCTGCAACACAATCGCAAAAATCATTAGCAATGTCAGAATCCGGGGGGAGCGAAGTAAAGGACAGCGGAACGAAGAATGCGGCAGAAAGAATAGGCATTGAGTTTGGGACGACGGGATCCTTGCTGATCTCGTCCTCGATCTTGTGGATGCAATAAAAAACGTAGCCACATAGCGTCATTGCTTTCGAGTAGGTAGATTCGGGCATAAAAAATACCACCCTCTTCCAAGATACAAAAAATCCTGGGAACGGTCAAGCGTTCCCAGGATTTTTTGTATCTTTCGACGAAGGTTTTTTTTGTAATTCCTCGACGAAGGATTCGATTGCTGCCCAATTTTCCGGCGGCAGCGCCATCAGGAGGGAGATGAAGCGTTTCCGGAAGGAGTCATCCGCGTCGGACATGATGTTCGAGACCAGCAGGGCCAGATCCTCATTCGCGCTGCGCTGCACATACATTTCCCCTTCGCCGTCTTCGAGCCAGGCGAGGGAGACGTTGAATTCCCGGCAGATATCCGAGATCGTGCGCTCGGTTGGGACATATGTGCCGGAGCATATTCGAGAGACATGAGCTTGTGTCAGGTGAATGCGATCGGCAAATTTGGACTGCGTCAGACCCTGATCTTTGATTAAAAACGAGATTCGTTCATTCACTGTGTTCATGGATTCACCTTCTTTCTGAAATGAGAGTATCACAGGCACGCATATTTGTCAATCAGAAAATATGTGAAATGTATAAAATAATACTTGACAATATACGTATCACATGCTAGTCTATACATAACGAATAAACCAAGCGAGGTGAGATCAATGTCAGAGGAGCAGAAGCAGCAGGCCGAGAAGATCTCGGCGGAAATCAACAAGCTTACGCCGGAAATGCGTGAGAAGGCGCTGATCTTTATGCAGGGCATGGCTGCTATGGTGCAGCCGAAGAGCGAGAAGAAAGAACAGTCAGCGTAAATCTGCAAAATATGGAAAAACTAACGCCGAAAGGAGGCTGACCCATGAGAAAGCCGTATGACCCGATCGCGGACGAAGAGCCGCACATCGTGGCCGAGTATCATTTCCCAAACTGCACGGCGTATATCGCCGACAACTACCTGCGCCGGCTGACGCCGGAGCAGAAGGAGGCCAACCGGCAGGCCGCCCGCCGCGTGGCGTGGCAGATCCTCGAGCGGGCCGCAGCCGAAGGGCGTCTGCCCGCGGCCAGCAATTAAACGCGCCGCAAGGCGCGTACATAGGAGTCGATATTATGGCGAACATCAAGACCTACACCATGACGCTGGATGCGCAGGAGCTGCGGGACGTGATCGAGGCGGCGCTGGTGTGTGAGTGCCAGAACGCCGAGGACGCCCGCGCCATGCAGCGCAAGGGCTACGATCTCGAGGCACAGAAGCTGCATTGCATGAACGCCCGGCTGATGCGGGTGGTCAAGAGAATACAGGAGACGGAGGCGAAGGCATGAAAAAGCTGATTCTGACAACGGCTGAATGGCTGTATCTCAAGTGGATACTCGAAAGGAACATGATCCGGATGGATGCGGATGCGTTCCGTCTCAAAGAGGGAGAGCCGGGCAGCGAAGCAAGGCGGGAAGCCATTGGGAAAGAGCTCGAGAGCATTGAGAAGGAGCGCAGGAATATCGAGTTGGTGCTGGAAAAGATCAAGGCGGCGGACAGCGTACAGGACGGAACGGAGGAGAAGAAATGAGAACCAATCTTGCGGAGCGGCTCGGGTATGAGCCGGAGGAAGAGACCAGGGAGCGGCAGGAGCGGCTGCTGGAGGAGCTGCGGTACCGGGAGGCCATGCGGCGGGTGGTGAAGACCTGCTGCGTGTGGTTGGGAGGCGCGGCCTTTGTGCTGGCGGTGATCGCCGGGTACGCAGAGATGACCGACGCATGCGTCGCGACCGGCGCGATCGCGCTGGGCCTGACGACCTACGGGATCCTGTGATGGACGAACCGAAGATCCCGGTCGAGCTCCGGCCGGATCAGCTGGCAGACATCATCGACGCCGTCCTGGCTTTTGCCGATGACTGTGCCAACGACCGGGAGATCCTGCAGAGCATGCCGCGCGTCGACCGAGACACGGTCGAAGACCTGCTGCAGCGCGAGACGGCGCTGCAAACGCTCGCGGCATGGCTGCAGCACGTACAGGAGGAAGCGGAGTGAATTATTTTGCGCCGCGCATGCGGCCCATCCCGCCGCCCTGCGGCCGGAACTGCCCGGACCGAAGCGGCACATGCCGCGTCGGGTGCTGCACATGGACGCTCTACGAGAGCATCCGGAACCACATCTACGACGTAAACCACCGCGACAGGGACAGCCTGCAGCCCGATCTTGCAGCGGGAAAGCAGATGGTCCATGCCGACAACCAGATAAGGAGGCGCAAACACATTGCGAAATAGCATCGACTACCCCGGCGAGCGGGCGCCGCGGCGCCCCGCCGTGATCGCCCAGGCCGGATACACCGGCCAGAACCACTTTTCCGTTACATATGGAGACCAGAAACTAACCGTCCGCGCCGAGGACGGCTATGCGGCCCTTTTTACCGCCGCCAAGCACTGGGGCTATAAATTCACCCGTCCGGAGTACCATCAGAACGCCCGTGCGACCAAGCTCCACTACACGCCGGACACCCGGCCGGGGGCGCTGGTATGAACAAAGATGTGATGTTTTCCAGCGCGACGGATTTGTGGGAAACGCCGCAGAGCTTTTTTGACGCGCTGAACGAAGAATTTGGCTTTGAAACGGACGTCTGCGCGCTGCCGGAGAATGCAAAATGCGCGCGGTATTTTACACCGGAGGACAACGGCCTTGCTCAGACGTGGACGGGCGTCTGCTGGTGTAACCCGCCGTATGGGCGGGAGATCGGGAAATGGGTGCAGAAAGCAGCAATGTCCGCCAACAAAAATGGGGCAACCGTTGTCATGCTGCTGCCCGCGCGGACGGATACAAAGTGGTTTCATCGATACATATACGGAAAGGCGGAAATCCGCTTTATCGCCGGTCGGCTGAAATTCGGCGGCGGCAAGCACAACGCGCCGTTTCCAAGCATGGTTGTGGTATTCGGGCAGGAGAATAAGACATGAGATTTGTCTGTGACTGCTGCCACGATCTGACGAACATCGAGGCCGACAGGATGGAGATCCAGGGCGACAAGCTGATGGTGTACAGCCGCGGCGCCATGCTGGAATGGGCGTGGTGCCAGTACGTTGGGAAACAGACCTGTTTCGACCTGGCGGCGTTTGGAGGTGCAAAAGCGGAATGAAATGGCATATTGCAAGTGTCAGCTGGGGCAAGGACAGCCTGGCCATGCTCCTAATGCTGATTGCCAAGGGCCACCCGCTGAATGAGGTGGTTTTCTACGATACCGGAATGGAGTTTGAGGCGATTTACCACACACGGGATCAAATGCTACCCCGCCTGGAGCAGCTGGGGATCAAGTACACCAGACTGGAGCCGGAAAACCCGTTCCTGTTTGATATGCTGGAAAGGCCGGTTTGCAGTAAGCAGAAAGGCACACACCAAGGTTATGGCTGGTGTGGCGGCCTCTGCCGCTGGGGAACCACGGGGAAGCTGAAAGCCATAGACAGGTACGCGGAGGCGCGGGACGCTATGGTTTACGTTGGCATAGCTGCCGACGAAACGCCGCGACTGGAAAAAGAACGGAAGCCGTATAAACTGCACCCGCTGGCGGAGTGGGGCATGCCGGAAGCCGACGCCATGGCATATTGCTATGAAAACGGGTTTTCGTGGCTGGAGGGCACGATCCGCCTTTATGACGTGCTGGACCGTGTTTCGTGCTGGTGCTGCTGCAACAAGAACCTGCGGGAACTGCGGAATATGTATATTTACCTGCCGGAATACTGGGAGCGCCTGAAAGACCTGCAACGGAAAATAGACAGGCCAATGAAAGGCTATTACAAAGGCAAGCCGCGCGGCGTGTTTGAACTGGAACAACGGTTCCGCGCAGAATTGGAACAGGAGGCAAGAGCATGAGTAAAGCTGTTTTGATCAGCATTCGCCCGGAGTGGTGTGAGAAGATCATCAACGGGCAGAAGACGATCGAGGTGCGCAAGACGCGCCCAAAGATGGATACGCCGTTTAAGTGCTATATCTACAAATGCGGAAACGGAAAAGTCATCGGGGAATTTCTGTGCGATCAGATCATCAACATTAACGGTGCGGGAAGGATCCCGTCGGATGCTGCGCGGCCAACCTGCCTAGAGCCTGCGGAGTTGCACCAGTATCTCGGAGCTGCCACCGGCTTCGGCTGGCACATCTCCAATCTCAAGATTTACGACACCCCGCGCGAACTGCGGGAATTTTACGCTGTGCCAAATGAGGTAGAGGTAGCGCTCAAGGCAAAACCCAAGCCGGTCACCCGCCCGCCGCAGAGCTGGCGGTATGTGGAGGAATTGCTGTGAAGGTTTACATAGCCGGTAAAATCACCGGAGATCCGAATTACAAGATGAAATTCCGCATGACGGCGCAGCACATACAGGAGCTGTATCCTCTCGCGGTGATCTTGAATCCGGCGGAATTGCCGGAAGGGCTGACACCGAAGGACTACATGCGGCTGTGCTTCGGGATGATTGACGCGGCGGATATTCTGTTCGAGCTGCCGGATGCGGAGGAAAGCAAAGGTGCAAAGTTGGAAATTGCGTATTGCAGATATGTTGGGAAAGGGGTTTTGAAATGGAACGATTGACAGATCCGTGCTGGAAGAACCTAGATCCGTGGGAGTGCTGCGGGCAGGATTACTACTGCAAAAGAGGCTGCCATGACAAGGGCGGCTGCACAAATGGCTGCATCGTGCCGAAACTGTACGCGCGACTTGCGGCCTACGAGGACACGGGGTTGACGCCGGAGGAAATCAAGGCCCCATTTACGGAGGACACGATGATAAATCTGGCAGCGCAGGCGCTGGGCGTGGAGCCTAGCCGCCTCCGCGAGCTTGCCGAGGCCGACAAGGACGGCCGGTGCGTCGTGCTGCCGTGCAAGGTGGGGGAACGCTGGACAGATGAGGACGGTCGAGCAGTGCGAATAACCGCAGTAATCGTCAGCATAGAGCCATTCGGGACGAACATCAACATCTACTTTGATTATGAGGATGCAACGCCGGACGATGAGGGAAGCGACTGCGTGACAAATTGGGATTATTTCAGCCGCCACTATACCTGCATTGAGGCAGAGCGGGCGACGGAGGGCGCGACATGACCAGAAAACGCGCAAGAAAGATCCTTATGTCCATCGGCACGAGCCGAAACCATGCAAACTGGGGGCTGACGAATGAGCGGGCTGCGGTTTGAGAGCATGGCGGACATGCCGCCGAGGATGCGGGAGCTTTATGCACGGCAGCAGATCGACCTCTCAGGCGCTGCGGCGCCAGCTCCCATTCACAAGGGGAGCCATGGGAAGACGAAGTACGGCAGCCGGAAGGATACGCGCGGCGAGCTGCGCTTTGACAGCAAGAAGGAGGCGCGGCGGTATGACGAGCTGATGGTGATGCTGCGGGCCGGGATCATCTCCGACCTGCGGCTGCAGCCGCAGTTCACCTTGCAGGAGAGCTACATCACCGAAACCGGCGAGCGGATCCGCGCGATCCGGTACACGGCGGACTTTTCGTACAAATTCGGCGGCAAGCTCGTCGTCGAAGATGTGAAGTCCAAGCCGACGCGGACAAAGGAGTATTTGCGGAACCGGAAATTCATGCGGTCAAAATTCGGGATCGAGATCCAGGAGGTCTAACATGCCAGAAAAAAACGAGAGCAGCCCGCGCGAAGCATGCGGGCTGCCGAAGCAGGGCAATGCCTGCCCGTATGCAAAGATCGCGCCGGTTCTTTGCGCGCGGTGCGGCTGGAACCCGGATGAGCACGCGCGGCGGCAGGCGCTGCCGCTGACCGAGAACGCCGACGGGCTGCGGCGCAAGGATATCAGCCAGCCCGAGGACTAAGACCAGCAATCAGCCGGGGAACCATATTTTTTCGGACTTTGGCCGCGGCCGCTCCGCCATGAGACGGCTGCGGGAGGATCACCCCGGCTCTGCACCCGGCCCGCGAAACCTCAAGCCCGCGGGCCGGGGATAAAAAGCGCGTGTGGAACGTGCGCGCGAATGGGAACCGTCAACGTTACCCCACGCCGGGTGTCGGGATCGCCCGGCGGCATCGTGTTACCTCCTTATGGAAAGCTGCCTGAGCAGACAAGGGCAGCTCGTCTGCGGCGACAGGGGGACGCGCAGGCGCAGGCGGTGCAAGTCCGCTCTGCATAGGGGCCGGGAGACCGGCCCCTGACGAAAGGAGAATGGAAATGTCACACGTAGTCGATCTGACGGGCACGGACTTTGGATATTTGCACGTCATCGGGCGGGATACCAGCAAAAAAGGAGACACGGCACACTGGATCTGCCGGTGTAAATGCGGGACCGTCTGCAGCAAGGACGGCAGATACCTCCGGAACGGGCATGCAAAAAGCTGCGGCTGCTTCCGGAAAGAACGCGCGGCCACGCTCGTCACCAAGAGGGATCCAGCCAAAAAGCCAAAAGCCGAACCGAAGAAGAAAAAATTCGGCCGCGGCCCGCAGCGGGCAGGCTCCGGGATCTGCTACAACCCACTCTGCCCGACGCGCAACAACTACCGCGGCGCCTGGAGCTGCACCGAATGCCGCTTCTGCCCGGAACGCAAATTTGCCCGCCAGTCGAGGCGGGAGATCATCACAATTTAGAGGAAGATACATGCACGTGTATGGCGTGCGGGTACAAGGACTGACGCTGAACGGGGGGCCGGAATTTCCGGCCACGCTTTGAGCGGGCAGAAAAAACAAAGGAGGGCTACAGCATGCAATGGGAACAGGGATGCTTATTCGATGACAACCCGGAGTATGACGCATTTACGGAGAAATTCAAACCCAAAAAGACAACGGACGACTGCTACACGCCACCGCTTGTTTATGATGCGATCCGGGATTGGGCGTGCAGTGAATATGGGATTGACCCGGCATGCATCGTGCGGCCATTCTATCCGGGTGGGGACTATGAACGTTTTGACTATCCGGACGGCTGCGTCGTGCTGGACAACCCGCCTTTTTCGATTCTTTCAAAAATCTGCGAATTCTACATAGACAGAGGGATTGCGTTCTTTCTTTTTGCGCCATCGCTCACGGCGTTCTCCAGCCGATCAGTTGTGCTGAGGATGAACCATATCATTTGCGATGCAGTCATCACGTATGAAAATGGCGCAGTCGTTCACACGGCGTTTGTAACAAGTTTCGGAGGAAACATCGCGCAGAGCGCCCCGACGCTCAGAAAAGCGGTCGAGCGGGCGATGCGGCAGATTAAGGCGGAGACAAAAAAGGAGCTGCCGAAATATACATATCCGGACCATGTGCTGACGACAGCCATGCTGCAGAAATATGCGAACTACGGTATAGAGTTTGCGGTTAAGCGCGAGGACTGCACGTACGTTGAAAAGCTGGACAGTCAGCGCGCAGCGGGAAAGAAAATCTTTGGTGGCGGGCTGCTGCTGTCAAACCGAGCTGCCGCCGAGAAAGCTGCCGCCGAGAAAGCTGCCGCCGAGAAAGCTGCCGCCGAGAAAGCCGCCGCGCACGTCTGGGAGCTGTCTGAATGTGAAAAGGGCATCATTGCGAGCCTCGGGAAATAAACCGAGGCAGGAGGAGATATGGTAAAGAGACACAAGCGCCGGAAGTTTTCCGGGAGGGTCTGCGAGCAGATCGTGTACACGGTGGCGGGCGGCACGAATCCGAAGACCAGCCGGCCGAAGAAGCCGCGGTTCCAGTCGCAGGAAGAACGCGAGGAATTCAACACCAGGATCTCGGCTGCAAAGTTCGCGGCGCTGGTCAACGCCAACTTCTCCCCGTCGAGCTATTACTCCACACTTACGCTCGACCCCGAACATGAGGTACATACCGCGCAGGAGATGCGCAGGATCCGGGATAATTTTTACAGACGCATGGCATACCGCTACCCGGACGCAAAGATCGTCATTGTCTACGGCCGGGGCAAATCGACCAACCGCTTCCACCTGCACCTGATCACGGACGGGATTCCTGTCGATGCGCTGGGCCAGCTCTGGGGCCTCGGCAGCGTCATCGACTGCAAGCCACTGCGGAAGCACAACTACTATCTGGATGAGAACGGAAATAAAGTCGACCACGGGCAGGACTACAAGGCGCTGGCCAACTACCTGCACGGCCACTGGAAAAAGGAATTCGGCGGGCACCGGTACAAGGCCAGCCGCAGCTGCGTCCGGCCGGAGCCGGAACCTGCGACCGAGGCCGTGCGCGAGTACAGCCCCAAGCATCCGCCCGTTGCCCCGCGAGGTTACATCCTCGTAGAGGCCAGGACGACAAAGTACGGGTATCAATATTATAAGTATGTAGTCGACCCAAGATCAGAGCACAAGCGGAACGGGAGCCGCTTAAATTAAACCTTGTATATGCGTAAGGTTTTAAAACGAAAGGGTGATAGGGACGAGCGACTACTGGCACAGGGAGTATATCTGCCCATTCTGGCAGGCAGCCGGGAAAAAGACGATACGCTGCGAGGGAGAATGCGTGCTCGCATTTCCTGAGCGGCGGGAGACGTCAGACTACATCACGCGATACTGCGCCAGCTTTGACTACGTGCGGTGCAGCATCGCGGCGGCAAAGCTCCGATACTACGAAAGAACAGAATGAGAGCCGAAGCGCATGCGGAACGCCGTATGCGCTCATTCTGCGTGCGTGGGGTGAAAAGATTTTTCGGATACGCTATGCTGAAAAGCAGAAGGGAGGCGTGAGCCATGGCGAGGAAACCGAAGTATGAATCCGTGGAGCAGATCGAAGGGCTGATCGAGGCGTATTTTGAGAGCTGCAAGGGAGAGATCCTGCGGGATGAGGACGGGCGCATCGTTTTCAACCAGAAAGACGGGACTCCGGTCTGGGTGGGGCGGAAGCCGCCGACGATCCCGGGGCTTGCGCTGGCACTGGGCTTTTCCAGCAAGCAGAGTCTGTATAACTACAAGGCCAGGAAAGAATTTATGGACTCGATTTCGCGCGCGCAGACGCGCGTGGAACAATATACGGCCGAAAGACTGTTCGACCGGGACTCTCAGCGGGGCGCGCAGTTCGCGCTGGAGTATGCGTTCCGGTATCGCAGAGACACCGGGGACGAAAAGCAGGATCAGACGCCGCGTGTGCTGCTGGAATGTGACGCGGAGGACGCGAGCGAATGAGAACGCTGGATCTCGGGCGGGCGCAGCCGAAGCAGACGCTCTTTCTCAAGGACAAACACCGGCACATCGCCTATGGCGGCGCGCGCGGCGGCGGAAAGAGCTGGGCCGTGCGGACAAAGTCGAAGCTGCTGGCGTTCCGGTATCCGGGCATTAAGATCCTGATCGTCCGAAAGACATACAAGGAGCTGCAGAATAACCACATCGAGCAGCTGACAGCGGAACTTGCCGGGTTCGCAAAATATAACCGGTCGGACAAAATGTTTCGCTTCCCGAACGGGTCGACGATCTCTTTCGGGTACTGCGCAAACGAAGGGGACCTGGGGCAGTATCAGGGCGCGGAATATGACGTGGTGTTCATCGACGAGGCCGGGCAGCTGCAGGAGAGCTGGATCCGCAAGATCAATCTCTGCGTGCGCGGAACGAATGGATTTCCAAAGCGGACGTATTACACGCTGAACCCCGGCGGGCCGGGGCATGCATACTTCAAGCGTGTCTTCGTCGATCGGAATTTCAATCCCGATGAAGACCCGAATGACTATTTCTTCATTCAGGCAAAGGTAGAGGACAATAAGGCCCTCATGGATACGCAGCCTGACTACCTGCGCGAGCTGGAGAATCTGCCGCCGACGCTGCGGGCAGCGTGGAAGGACGGACGCTGGGACGTCTATGAGGGACAGTTCTTCGAGGACTTCCGGGACGTGCCGGAGCATTACAAGGACCGGCGCTGGACGCATGTCATCGAGCCGTTTGAGATTCCGGACGGATGGACGATCTGCCGGAGCTACGACTTTGGCTACGGGAAGCCGTTTTCTTGCGCATGGTGGGCGGTCGACTATGACGGGACGATCTACCGGATCATGGAGCTGTACGGCTGCACGCGGACGCCGAACGAGGGCGTAAAGTGGACACCGGACAAACAGTTTGAAGAGATCCACAAAACGGAGATGCAGCACCCGTGGCTCAAGGGGAAAACCATCATCGGCGTGGCGGACCCCGCGGTCTGGGATGCGTCGCGCGGAGAATCGGTCGCAGACACGGCTGCGCGGTACGGCGTATTTTTTACGCCTGGCGACAATGAGCGCATTGCAGGTTGGATGCAGTGCCACTACCGGCTGCAGTTTGACGAGGATGGATATCCGCGGATGTATGTCTTCAACACCTGCAGGGCGTTCATCCGGACGATCCCGACGCTGATCTATGACGAGCATCGGGCAGAAGACCTGGACACGAAGATGGAAGACCACGTCGCGGACGAATGGAGATATTTCTGCATGTCGCGGCCGATCAAGCCGATCCGCGCGGTGAAAGAGCAGCGGATCCTTTTTGATCCGCTGGACATGATGAAACGGAGGTAAGGCCATGCTGGCACCACAACTGACGGAGACTGAGAAGCAGACCATGATGACGGAAGTCTTTCTCGGATACAACCACAACCTCGAGCTGGCGGACGGGGAGTTTTATGACATGGAGAATCTGTCGGCGGACGAGTATCCGCTGCTCGCGCCGCGGCCAAGGCGGGGGACGGCGCAGGCGATCGAGGGCGTGCAGGGGATCCTGGCGAAGGATGCGCTGTGCTGGGTGCAGAATAATACGCTTTACATCAACGGCGCTTCGATGGAGGCGTATATGCCGTCCGTGTCGATCTCGGCGGGGGAAAAGCAGCTCATTTCCATGGGCGCGTATCTGTGCATTTTCCCGGACGGGATCTACTTCAACACCGAGAAGTATTCCGACAACGGGTACATGGGGCAGGAGAATGTGGTCGACGCATCGAGCACGAACGTGGAAATTTCTCTTTGCCTCGTCGACGGGACGGCGCTGACGGTGAGCTATAAGCAAGCCAGCCAGCCGGAAAGCCCATCGAACGGGCAGTACTGGCTGGATACGTCCGGCAAGCTCCACACGCTCAAGCAGTGGGCGGAGGCAACGAGCCAGTGGGTATCCGTGCCGACGGTGTATCTGAAGCTTTCTGCCAATGGCATCGGTCGAGGTTTCAAGCAGTATGACGGCATTCAGCTTTCGGGCCTCAGCGGAAACGAGCAGGTCGAGAAGCTCAACGGCAGCCAGATCCTGTACGACGTGGGTGAGAGCTACCTCGTGATCGTGGGCCTCGTCGACGAGACGACGAAGGTGACGAGCGGGACGGTGAAGACGGCGCGGAAGGTCCCAAGCATGGACTTCATCACCGAGAGCGGGAACCGGCTGTGGGGCTGCAAGTACGGCGTGGCGGACGGCGAGACCGTCAATGAGATCTACTGCTGCAAGCTGGGCGATTTTAAGAACTGGGAGTGCTATCAGGGCGTGTCGACGGATTCATGGCGCGCGAGCTGCGGCACGGACGGGAAGTGGACCGGCGCGGCGACGCTGGCGGACAGCCCGATCTTCTTCAAGGAGGACTGCTTCCACCGGGTGTATCTGTCGGCGACGGGGGCGCATCAGGTGGTCGTGCAGAAGTGCGCGGGTGTGCAGAATGGGTCTGCCAAGAGCCTCGTCGTGGTGGACGACCGGCTGTATTACAAATCGCGGATGGGCGTTTGCGTGTACGACGGGAGTCTGCCGAGCGAAATCGGCAGCTGCTTCGGGACGAAGCTCTACTACAATGCCGTGGCCGGCGGCGCCAGAGGGAAGTATTTCATCAGCATGGAGGATGAAGGCCATAACTGGTCGCTGTTCGTCTACGACACGAGAAAGGGTCTTTGGCACAGGGAGGACAGCACCCACGCAGAGGACTTCGCCAGGGTGGACGATGAGCTGTACTTCCTTGAGGACGGGACGCTCAAAACCGTGTACGGCAGCGTCGGGACGCTGGAAGGCCCGGTCGGCTGGATGGCGGAAACGGGGATCATGACGTATGGGCTGGTCGGGAAGAAGTATGTGTCCCGGATCAACCTGCGGATGCAGCTGCCGAAGGGGTCGAGCGTCGATTTCTGGGTGCAGTACGATTCCGATGGAGTCTGGCGGCACTGCGGGCATATCGAGGGCCGGGGGCTGCGGACCTTCCTGCTGCCCATTCGCCCGGCCCGGTGTGACCATCTGAAGTTCCGGCTGACGGGGAAGGGCGAGATGAAGCTGTTCAGTCTGGCACGGGTGCTGGAAGTGGGGAGTGATGCGTAATGGGATCTTTGACACTTGCATACCCGTCGATCGCGGGGAAGACGACGCAGGAGCAGCTGGAGAGCATGCGGCGGTATCTGTGCAGCGTGACTGAGCAGCTGAACCTCGCCGACTGGTCGGCGAAGGCGACGCTGACGGAGATCTCGCAGGCCATCGACGCGGACAACCTCTCCGAGGCAGAGAAGAAAACGACGCTTTCCGGCTATGGAGCGCTGAAAGCGCTCATCATCAAGACGGCGGACTTCGCCGCGGCAAATTCGGAGACGTGGTCGACGAAGCTGTCCGGCAGCTATGTGGCCATCTCGGACTTCGGCAAGTATCTCGAGAAGACACAGCTGACGATCGAGGGAAACTCGGTCGGCATCAAACAGCTGTATGACTACACGGCGGGCGTCAACAATCAGTTCTCGGTGAACTCGCAGCAGTACATCAAGACGGGGCTGCTGTACTACAAGGACGCTGTGCCGGTGTACGGCGTGGGCGTGGGGAACATCGAGACGACGGTGACGGACGGCGGCGAGAAGGTCATCGACCGGACGAAGAACGAGCTGGTCACGGTGACGCCGGACCGGGTGAGCTTCTGGCAGGACGGGCAGGAGGTCGCGTATCTCAGCAATAAAAAACTCCACTTTCCGTCCGGGACGCTGGAGGCAGCGGGGGCGGTGCTGTCCGGGAAGGTCACGGCG